AAAGGGTGGGAAGCAAAGCGGAAAAACGCGGCGCGCAAAAGCGAAGCCTCGCCGAAGCAACCCTTCAAGGGAGGCTTCGTGTTCCGACGAAGCCCCCCTCAAGCATCGCCGGAACCCTATTACTACTACTACTACACCTACTACTACTAGGGATAAGGGGGTTGTCCCGCGCGAGGCGCTGGACATCGCCGGCCACCTTGCCGACGAGATCATCCGCCGTCTTCCGAACTCAGCCCCGGCTCGAGAGCGTGGAGAGACCGTGGAGCGCTGGGCGAAGGACATCGACAAGCTCCACCGTCTCGACGGCCACCCGTGGGATCGCATCGCCGCCGTTGCGGCGTGGTCGCAGGCGGACCCCTTCTGGCAAGCGAACATCCTCAGCGGCGCCAAGCTCCGCGAGAAGTTCGACCAGCTCCAGGCGCAGATGATCAAGGCGGGCAAGCGCCCGGGTGGTTCGGGCCTTTCGTCGCAGGCCATCTGGGACATGGCCGACAAGCTGGAGGCCAACGGTGCGGAGGGGGCCTATGTCGCAGAGTGACGCCGCGCGCGCCGTCGCTGTTCTCGCCGCGGCGTTCCCCAGCGCCCGCATCGAGGCGCCGACGCTGCGGGTCTACGCCAAGCTCCTGGCCGACGTGGACCCCGAGGCGCTGAGTCGCGCCGTGACGCGACTGGCTGCGACCTCCCGGTTTTTTCCGACCATCGCAGAACTGCGGGGCGAGGTCGCGGCCGAGGCGACGGAGGGGCTCCCTGCGCCCGAGGTTGCGTGGGGCGAGGTCGTCGAGGAACTGCGTCGCGTCGGGCACACCGCGGCCCCGCAGTTCTCGTGCCCCGAGATCGGGCAGGCAGTGCGCGCCATCGGTGGCTGGGGCGCGCTGTGCTTTGCGTCGCGGAACCCGTACGACCGAGCGAGGTTCGTGGACGCGTATCGCGCCGTCCGCGCCAGCGCGGTGCGCGCCGAACAGCTCCACGGCGTGACCAACGCACTGTCCCCGGCGCCGCAACCTGCGGCCCGGGCTCTTGTTACCAAGACTGCAAGATCACTCTCGAGGGGTGAAGATGGCTAGTTCACCGAAGACTCTCGCCGAGGCCGCTGCCGGCGACCGCCTGGACGTCGTGGTCCGCGTGGTTGTCACCGACGCCCGCGAGGCAAAGCACCGGGACGGTGTCCTGATGGTGCGACCGACCCGACTTGTGGAGGTGTTACGGCGCAAAGAGGGCGCAATCGCCTACGACGAACTCGTCCACGAGGGTTCCACATGGAACGACGGCGAGCCGTTCTATCTGCCGCTGAGCACCAAAGTGGTGCGGCCGGTGGTTCTCAACGGTCACTGGGTGCAGGGGCAACATTGAGCGATCTGAACCGACACCTGTGGTCGCAATGCTTTCATGGCCCGTACCGGCGCCCATGGCGGGTGCGACTGTTCGCGTGGTTGCGCCGCCTCTCCGGGAGGCTGCTGTGAGCATCGCGCCCTGCCTGTCCAGTGCCGACATGGGGTGGCAGACGCCGCTGGAGATCCTGGCGCGCGTTCGCCGAGTGGGCCGTATCGACCTCGACCCGTGCTCCAGCGGTGAGGATCAGGTCTGCGCGCGGCGCACCTTTACGGCGACGGAGGACGGTCTCAACCAGGAGTGGGGTTCTGGTCTGGTGTTCGTCAACCCACCATACGGTCGCGCCATCCGCGACTGGGCGGGCAAGTGCCGCGACCAGTGGCTCGAGTACGAGACGGAGATTGTGGCCCTCTTGCCGGCCAGGCCGGACACGAAATGGTTTCATGAATCGGTTTTTCCCGAGGCGCACCTGTGCTGGTGGCGCGGTCGGATTCGGTTTGTCGGCGCGACTAACAGCGCGCCGTTCCCCTCGGTGGTTGCGTACTGGGGGAGGTCGCCGCAGCGGTTTCGCAACGCGTTTGCCGGCTGCGGCTTTGTCTGGGAGCGAAAGGGCGAGCGATGAGTGAAGACCAGCGAGAAGTGATGCGCAGCTACGAGGCCATCCTTCCGGTTGAGCTGTCGAAGGAAGAGTTGTTGGTGAAGTCGAAGGTGATGTCCGAGTGCATTACCCGCATTGATGAGATTGACCACGACCTGCGGGACTACCGTGCCCGCATCCGCGAGGAGCAGCACGAATTGCAATCGAAGATCTCCGCCCTCGCATACTGCATCCGCACCGGCACCGAAGACCGCGAGGTCGAGTGCCAAGATCTAGCCGACTGGAAAACCGGCAAGGTCGTCACCTTGCGACTCGACACCGACGAGGAGATCGAGGTCCGTGAGATGACCCAGAACGAACGTCAACGGTCGTTGTTGCCCACCGATGGTGAATGACAGCGCCCGACAAGACACGGCTGCCGCGGACCCGGGGCGACTGCCCAGCGGAGCGGCCGTGCGCGCACTTCTCTTGCCGACACAACCTGTCGGTGAACATCCGCGGCAACGGTTCGATCACCTGGGTAACCGGCTACCAGCGCGGGCGCGTGGAGCGGTTCGAGAAGCGACGCCAGTGGCCGCAGGTCTTCGGCATTTCTCGAGAGCGACAGGAGCGCGAGGCGGAGAAACTCGTGGACGAGCTGTTCGAGTGGTGGTCGCAGTTCAAAACGAACTGCGCGCTGGATATTGCCGAGGAGGGCGGCGCGACCCTCGAGGACATCGGCGAACTGCTGGGTCTTACCCGCGAACGGGTGCGGCAGATCGAAACGGACGCGCAGCGGAAACTCAAACGCAAGCGGTGGGATGGCGCGACGGAAGGCTGACAAGCTCCAGGACTATCTCCAGCCGTTTCGCGATCTCGAGTCACTCGAAGACCTCGCGCCGGCGGTGGATGACCCTGCGAGCATTCGGTTGCTCGCTTCGTGGCCCCGCATTCGCGTGGAGTGGAGACCGGGCAAGGGCAAGGCTCCAGAGTCGTCCGCGGAGCGGTGGACGTGGCTGTGGAGCGAGGTGCGCCTCGACGTTGAGCAGCTCGGCGTTGCGACCCGACTCCCACGCACCACGCTCGATCTGTGCCTGCGTTGCGCGGTCGAGGCGCGGCTCATCTACCCAGACGGCAGCGTCCACGCGCACGCTCGCCGACTCGTCGCGGCGTTTACCGCGACACGATTGCCCGGTCGCAAACAGGGGCGGCCAAAGAAAGGTGAATGATGGACGACACTAGAAACCACCCTGCGGCGGTGCAACTGCGCGGCCCATGGGCGCGACTCTGCGCCGCCTGGGGTTGGTGTACCGAGCAACAGCAGGAACTCATCGCGAGAATTGCCAACGAACTTGCGGCAAAGAACGTGCCACGCGAGGAGGTCGGCGGTGATTGAGCTGTGGTTGGCGGCGCACCTTGGCGGCAGCGTCTGCGCCGTCACGGTGATGACCTGCACCTTCCTGCGACGCGCGCCGGAGCGCTCGTTTTTCCGCATCCTCGTGGCGGCGGGCATCGCCGCCCTGTTGTGGCCGGTGTTCGTGCCGGTGGCGATTCTGACCGGAGAACGATGAGGAAGCATCCCCAAAAGTACGCCCGCGATTGCCTCGCCAGCATCACCATTGGAGAACTCGTCGGCGGCCTCGCTGCTCTGGACGACAGCGGCGCAACGGATGACGAACTCTGCGATTATCTGGACCAAGAGTTTCTGTGGGGCTGTTGGGGTTCGGTCGCTGAGGATGCGGACCGGTTGTTCTTAGCCGACGTCCGCGGCCTGATCGTCGCCGCGCTTCGGTACGGGCGGGCCCATTGAATGTCCTGTCTCTATGTTCCGGGTATGGCGGGCTCGACCTTGGGATCCGAATGGCCCAACTGGAGTCGGACGGCCTTTGCGTCATGCGGTGCAGAAGTACATCCGTGTCGTGCCACTCCGACATCAACGATCGGCCCGAACCGTCTGTTACGTGGAGAGGGAAGCCTATGTCGCGGCCACGCTGGTTGCGCGCATGGAAGAGGGGCGGTTGGATCCGGCTCCTGTCTGGTGCGACGTTGAGTCCTTCGACAGCGCGCCGTGGTTTGGTGTCGTGGATTGCGTCGCTGCCGGCTTCCCGTGCCAACCGTGGAGCAACGCCGGCAAGGGAACGGGCACGAGTGACAAACGGTGGATCTGGCCCGCCATCGCCCGGGTGGTTCGCGAGGTGGGAGCGGGCCTCGTCTTCCTGGAGAACGTGCCCGGTTTGGTATCGCGAGGTGGCCTCGAGGCAGTGCTCGGTGACTTGGCCGCCCTCGGGTTCGATGCGGAATGGTCGTGTCTATCAGCGGCCGAAGTTGGAGCTCCCCACCGACGCAACCGGCTTTTCATTCTCGCCGCCAACCGGCATGGCAGAGCTTGGCTCAGTGCTGCCGACGCCGACGGCGGCATCGTACGGGTCGAACCAGGGCGGCGCCGCGGGGCGCACGGGGAAGGTGCGCCACAGTCTCGAGTCGATGGCGAAGCTGCCGACGCCCACCGCGGCGGACTCGAGGGGGACGCGCACCGAGGGCTACGGCAACCCGAAAGCGGGAACCACGCTCACGGATATGTTGAAGGCGGGCCTGCCGACGCCGACCGCTCGCGATTGGAAGAGTGGGTGCAGCAACATCACTCGCAACAGGCGCCCGCTCAACGAAACGCTTTCGCAGGCTGGCCATGGCCCCCGCCTAAACCCTGCCTTCGTGGAGTGGATGATGGGTCTGCCACCCGCGTGGACCGAATTAGAGCTTGCGGGAACGGTGTCGTCCCGCAGCAAGCCGCCGCTGCCTTTGCAGCGCTCGCAGGAAGGATGATGGCATGACGAAAGAAACGCTCTGCGTTGCCTGTAAATTGCCGATGGCCGATGGCTGGACAGTGAAGTTCTGTTCGGACAGTTGTCACGCTGCGTACGGGTCTGGGTTCAACGATGCCGCAGCTCTGTACAAGCGCGCGCAAGAGTTGGAGCGCGTGGACGAGTGCGCGGCGGTCAGACTGCGCGCGCGCAGGTATGCAGACGCCCTCGAGGTGCGCAAGGTAAATAGGGACTGGCCAGCGCTACAGATAGTCGTGGATTGGCTGCGCGAACTGGCCGGGCACGACGACTGCCCGGACGACAATGCGCGCTGCCTTCTGCCGAGCTGCGATGAGATCGTCGGCGTGCGCAACACCTACTGCTCTCGGGTGTGCACGGAGAGGGGCGGCGCGCGGCCATGACGAAGTGCGGCCACTGTGGGGAACCGTACGATCCCAAGCCGCGCCGGGGCCGATGGGCCGGGGAGCAGCGTTACTGCTCTCTGGACTGCTATCGCCGCAGTCGGGCATTCGCCGACGTCGGAAACGAGGCTCACGAGATCGAACTCGCGACCGACGTCCACGTCGGGCTGGCGGCGCTTCTGGGGGTGGGATGAGCGAGGCTAGCGTCTACGACCGAATCCGCGAGTCTCTCGCCAGCATGGGTCACGTCGGGCAGCTCCCGCTCGAGTTGGCGAAAGTGCCGGGCTGGTCGCCGCCACGGGTTATCCCGTATCAGTGGTGTGTTGAGCGCCAGAGCATCTATGACCGGTGGTACCGAAACCGAACTCACTTCCTGATGGTCGGCATCACCGCATGCGTTGAAGAGGACCAGCGCGTCTGGGTTCATCTGTCCATGTCGCACCGCAAGCGAGTGCCGCGCTGGGATGAGTTGCGGGACGCCAAGGACATTTTTCTCGGTCGCGACGTCTGCGCCTACCAAGTGCTGCCGCCGCAGTCTGAGTACGTGAACATCGATGACCGCGTGCTGCACCTTTGGCATTGTCCAGAGACGCGGCCGTTGCCCGACTTTCGAATTGGAGGGATTGGGATATGAGCGAAGAACGCCGCAAGGAAGCGGTCAATCACCCAGAGCATTACAACCCAGGCCCGCTTGAAACGATCAACATCATCGAGGCGTATGAGCTTGGCTTCAATCTGGGCAACGCGATCAAGTACATCCTCCGCGCCGACAGGAAGGGCCGACGCGAGGAGGATTTGCAGAAGGCCCTTTGGTACCTCAAGCGAGAACTGGGAGATCGAACATGAGAGTTGTTTACATGGCTCACCCCTTGTCGGGTGACGTCGAGGGAAACATTCGTCGCGCGAAGCAAATGTTGCGCGACCTTGAGGAGAAGCACCCGGACGTGGCCATCGTCGCCACCTGGATCACGGAGTGCGAGGTATGGGACGACAGCAACCCGGAGCATCGCGAGGCCGGCCTGCGTCGGGACCTGGCCGTCATTGCCAAGTGCGACGAGCTCTGGCTCACCGGGCCGGAGATCTCCGCCGGCATGATGCGCGAAGCGGCGAAGGCGACCGAACTGGGAATTCCGGTAACAGATCTGACCGCGAGGAACGAATGAGCTGCGACTGTCGGGGTGCGCCGTCGGAAGTCAAGAAGGGTCGCTCAACTGCGCGCGACTGTTGAGCAAACCAGAAAGATGGGATTGCTCTTTTTTTCCGATTTCCGATTTTGGATCCCGGCAAAAAACGGTGCCCTCGCAATCCCACCGACGCGTCACAATTTCGGAAGCTGTCGATATCATTGAGGAAGATAGATGAATGATTCCAAGAAGGTAGCCAAGAAGGGGAAGGCGAAGGGCGGCGCGAAGGGTGCCTCTGCCGACGCGCCGACGCGTATCGAAGCGACGCGTCTCGACTCGATCGAACCGCTTGCGCGCAACGCCAAGGCCCATGACGTCCCGAAGATCGTGCGGTCGTTTCGTCGCTTCGGGTTCGTTGCGCCACCGACCATCGATGAAAAGACGGGCACGCTCGCAGCGGGCCACGGGCGCGTCAAAGCGCTTGAGCGCATGCGCAAGGGCGGCGAGAAGCCCCCTGCCCGAATCGATGTTGCCGCCGATGGCATGTGGATGGTGCCGGTGTTGCGAGGCATCTCGTTCGCCAACCAGCATGAACTCGAGGCGTACGCCATCGCCGACAACCGACTGACTGAGGTGGGTGGTTGGGACAAGGAGAAGCTCACGGACTGGCTCCGCGACGGCGATGAGGACTTCGAGAGCATCGGCTTCAGCCAGGACGACGTGAAGAAGCTCCTGGGTGAGATGTCCGAGGAGATGGAGAAGGAGGGCGAGTCTGACTTCGTCTTCCAGGTGCTCGTCGAGTGTTCGGACGAGGACCACCAAGCGGAAGTGTTGGCCCAACTTGAAGGGGAGGGGATGAAATGCCGACCGTTGATATCCTGATCGAAGGCGCGCACCCGGACAGCGTCCGCAGCCGTCAGGTGTGCTCGATGTTTGATGTTCCGCCGGAACGCAAGTCCGCGCTCAAGTGGCACGGCCAGGTTCCCATTGATGAGCGCGAGTGGTCTGTTGGTCTCATCGTCGGCCCCTCGGGGTGCGGCAAGAGCACCATCGCTCGCCACCTGTTCCCCGAGGAGATGGCGCGCACGCTCAAGTGGAAGGGCGGCTGTATGGTGGACGACTTCGCCGACTCGTTCTCGGTGAAGGAGATCGCCAGCGCACTCGGGTCGGTTGGCTTCAACACCATCCCGGCGTGGCTGCGCCCGTTCTCGGTCTTGTCCAACGGTGAGCAGTTCCGGGCGGGGCTTGCCCGACTGGGTTTTGGAGCCGGCGACAATGGCCTTCGCTTGGAGGTCGGTTCAACCCCGCCCAAGCGTCGAAGTCGAAGTCTGCCGAACAGAGCACAGCGACTGGAAGATCTTCGCTCCGTTTCACTATATGAGCGCGGATCTGCTCAAGGCGGCCCGCTGTTGGGTCCTGAAGGTCGGCGGCGAGAAGGTCGCCTTCGTGGGCGAGAGTCGCTTCCCCCATCCGAAGGTGAAGAACATCCGCCGCATCAACCGCGCCGTGTGCCTGCCCGACTGGCAGGGGCTCGGTCTGGTGTTCGCGCTGATGGACACGGTCGGGAAGGTCTACTGGTCGCAGAAGGAGCGGGTGCGTGCCTACCCGGCACACCCGTCCTTTATTCGTTCGTTTCAACGTCACGAGCGCTGGAAGCGCTGCCAGAAGCTCGGGCAGCCCACCAGCGTCAACATGAAAGGCGCGCGCAAACGCAACTGCGCCATCGGCGGTCGCGCGATGAGTTCGTTCGAGTGGGTCGGCGGCGACGGTGGCATCGACTCGACTACCGCCCGGCAATTGCTGGCCGGTTGAACCCGCTGTGAGGCTTCAGGCGATGCCAGCGATACTGATCCAAAAAGCGCACCCCGGGATAGAGCGCTTTCACGCTCTCAATGAGCACCTGCGCCGACGGGAAGCCGTCGGCGACGGCGACCTCGTCGGTGATGTCTTCGGGGAACCGAAGGTGCAGGATCGACTTCAGCTCCGCCGTGGCGAAGGTGCTGTTCTGCCGATACCCGTTGCGCATGACGATCTCGGTGCCGACCTCGGGGTCTGGAAGGATCGTTGCTCGTCGCAACGTCGCCGTTTTGGTGCCGGCAAGGATTGGGTCCACAAAGCGCCATTTAAACTGCAACTCCATCGAGGGGGACGCTAACAGATGAACGAACGGGGCCAAGCGCAAAGCCAAGCTCACACGGCTTCCATTGTCGCGAACCTGACTCTCTTGCAGACGTTGACTCATATCGTCCGCGGGGTGCGACGTGGCGCCTTGCTCGACGAGTCGCGCAACGAAGTGAACCAAGCTTGGGCGCTGCTCATCAGGGCGCGCGATCGAGAGATGGGAAGACCATGGCTGTGAAGAAAACGCAATGCCCGAACTGTGCCGGCGCTGGCATCATCCCTATTGAAAGAGGGGGCGGCGACTGTGGCATCTGCGACGGCACCGGCAGAGCGACCGCCGACGACTGGGACTCCGAACTCAGCCCCGGCGACAACGTTCTGAAAATGGCCTGCGCGTGGGTGAAGAAGCTGCCCGACGAAGCGTTGTGGGCGCTTGCTACCTCGGCGAACCCGGCGATAGGAGATCCCCTGATGAATATCGTGGCCGTGGAGGCCACGGCGCGACTCACGGGGAGATCGAGATGAAACAAACCCGGGCAGTGCTGCCACCGCACAGCAAGTCAGTGGAGCGCCGGCCAGACGGCGACGGCGTCACGCTCCACGACGGTCCGCTGTATATGCCGCTGAGCGCATTGGAGGCCGGCCATCTCTGCCGGTTGTTGGTTGACTGGGGGTTCGGTCCCCCGGAGGAGGGGAAGAAACCATGAATGAAGAGGAGCATGGGTAAGCTGGTCCGCTACGCGGACATCGTCCGCGACGTGCCCGACGTACCCGACGACGCCATTGGCGCGGCCGAGTGGGTCCACAACGTTCTGTGTCAGGAACTTCATGACAACCTGGCCGACCCCGCTCTGGTTGGCGAGAAGCGCCGCGACACCATTTTGAAGTTGTCGATGCGAGTCGTCCAGGCGACGCCGCACAGCGAACTGTTCCAGGCCCGGGAATCGTTGCGCGAGGAAGAGAACGCTGTTTCGGGCAACAGCAAACTTCGGGGGAAACTGGAAGACAGTGTATCGGGGAGCGCGGGACATATACGCGCGGCAGCTCCTAGAAGGCGCCCGAAATGATGCCCGGTTCCAAGATCTGGCCATCGAGTTCGTTCTAGAGGGCTGGCGAAAGACCAGCGAGGATGTCTACGTCCGGCAACCGGACAAGGACAAGTTGCTGATGGCGTGCGGCGGTCGCTGGGACCGAAAGCACAAGCAATGGAGCACCGAGCCGCCCGACAAGGTGCTGCGCGTGGGCGTTCATCCGGGGCAGAAAGATGCCGCGCTGTGGTGGCGCGAGTGGCTAGTCGCTCGTATCACAGGGGAGCAGCTCGAAACGCCCATATACAGCTCGCTTCTGTATGGTGGTTCTCGTTCCGGCAAGACGCACCTGGGGCTGCGTATGGCCGTCGCCTTTATGATCGCAGTTCCGGGCAGTCGTGTGTGGCTCGTCCAAGAGGCCGAGATCGAACGGGCAGACGAGATCGAAGCGGAGCTTGACGAGTTCCTCCCCGATGAGTGGTTTGAGAAGCGTGGGGCGCAGTATCGCTGCGTCAACGGGTCGGTAGGCCGGGTTCGGTCCGCGAAGTACCCCGCAAAGCTCAAACGCGGCCGTTGTGACCTCGCGTTCCTCAATGAAGGCCAGAACGTCAGCGAACTTGCCCACGCCATGCTCCGAATGAGGACATCCGATACTGGCGGTGTCGTCCTCATCGCAGCCAACCCGCCCAACGATAATCCCGACGGGCAGTGGATCGCCGACAGCATCGAAGAGGAAAAAGCCGGGCGTCGTCCCAATATGAAGGTCTTCAACCTCAACGCGGTTGGCAATCCATACATCAACCGAGAACAGCTTGAGGCTCTCAAAAACGAGACGGATCCCCGGACATACGAAATTGAGGTACTGGGCCGTGTCCTGCCACCATCTGACGCCGTTCTTCATGCCTTCAGTCCTCTGGAGAACGTTGCGCCGGTGCCGCACAGCAAGTGGGACATCACCGACGAATTTGCTGCGAAGTGTGGGCTCGGCGTCAACGTGACCGACATCGTCGGCCTCGACTTCCAGCGTACCCCATTCATGGCCGCCGTGGCATCGAGAGCGTTTCGCAATCCGCAGGACGCAAAGCGCCCGCTTCTCTACCATCGCCTCGCCATTCGCGTGGAGCTGGGCGACGAGTACGACCTGTCTGACTCGCTGTATGACCACGACTTCGACCCGGAGACCACCGTTCTGATTTGCGACGCGTCGGGCGACTGGCAGGACGCGGACAGAACCAAGGGCGGCGCCAGCTTCGAGATTCTGCGGCGCTGTGGCTGGCGCCGCATCCACAAGCCAGACGTAAACTCCGAGCGCAACCCGCCGCTCCTCGAGCGAATGAAAAACGACAACCGGCTGTTTTGCTCCGAGTCCGGCATGCGGCTGGTTCGCATTGACCCGGTGGGCGCGGCGTCGCTGATCCAGGTCTGCAAGCACTACCGCATGAAGCACGGCAAACCATCCCGAAACAGCCAGTACACCCACGAATACGACGCCATGTCCTACATCCACTACAGGGTCTATCCGCGCCGCGTCACCCACCGCGGGCTGGGCTACAAGCGGCTGAAGGGTCGCAAGCGAGCCAGCGAGTTAAAGAAGCTCTGAGCACGAATTGCAATGTTTGCGCTTTCCCCGCCCGGGGGTGAGCTTTGTTCTCGTGAAGTTGTGGAACTGGCTGCGCCGCGGGCGCCGCAAGAAGGCCGCCGACACCCGGGTGGTCCGTCGGCGTCGCCGGCCGATGGCGGCACTGGGGCTGGGCGTGCCCCCGCCCCCGCTTGCCCTGATGACTGGGCAGCAACAGGTGCGCCCCGTTGACTGGCTCGACGGGTTCCCGACGCACCCGGGCCACGGCCTTGAGGTGCAGACGGTGGTCTCCATCTACCGCGAGGCCGAGGCCGGTTACCCCACCCGTCAGTGCGATCTGTTCGAGGACATCATTGAGAACGATGGACACCTTCGTTCGGTGATTGAGGCTCGAACGCTGGCCGTCGCCGGCAAGCCGTTCTCCATTCTGCCCGGCGGCGATTCGCCGGTGGACATTCTCGCCGCGGACATCCTGCGCGAGTCGCTGGAGAGCACCAATTTCGAAGACGCCATCACCATGATTCTGGGCGCGCGCTACTTCGGCTTCAGCGGCACCGAGATTCTGTGGCGCGACGCGGATGGCGACGTGGTCCCCGCGTGGTTCCTCACCGTCCCGTTCCGTCGTTTCCGATTCGCGCCCGACGACACGCCGCTGCTCCTGAACGCCAACACCAGCATGAGCGGTGAGCCGCTGCGACCTGGCCACTGGATTTTTACCCGCAACAGCGGACCGATGACCAGTCTCACTGTGCGCCAGGGCCTGATGCGGACCGGTTCGTTCTTTGCACTGTGGAAGAGGTGGGGGTGGCGAGACTGGAACATCTACAGCGAGAAGTACGGCATCCCGCTGGCGCTGGGTCGCCACGACCCGGACGCATCCGAGGACGAGCTCGAGGAACTGGACGCGGCGCTCGAGGACATCGGCGAGGCCGGGCAGGCTCGCTTCAGCAAGCACGCCGAGATCGAGATTCGCGAGGCGACACAGGGCGGCGACGCCAACGCTCTGCACCGAGCGATCATCCAGGAGGCGAACGCGGAGATCTCCAAACTCATCACCGGCTCAACGCTCACGGTCGAGACGGGCTCTGCTGGCTCATTCGCGCAAGCGCGCGTCCACGAGTCGCGCAGCTTTGACTTGGTCATCTCCGACGCCAAGTTGGTGCAGGACAGATTCGCTGACGCCATCTCGCGGCCGTTTCTGTTTTTCAACGGATTCCCGCGTGGCACTCGCCCACCGCAAATGAAGATCGCCGTCTCGAAGGAAACCGATCCTTTGACGCGAGCGCAGGTCTTCAAGACGCTGCACGAGATGGGCATGCCGTTGGACAAGGAGCAACTCAGAGAAGAGTTCCAGCTACGCGCACCGCCGGACACGGACGACCGCGAGCTGGTGCGACAAGGGGAGGCACAGGCGCAATGAACATCGAGACCATGACTTGTTTCGACTGGTGCCGATCGGCGCCGGTCCCCGGGCTGCCCATCGAATTCCCCGCCGCGGTCTCCGGCGAGCTGCGCAAGGCAAAGAAACGCGCGTTGGTTTCCTCCATCTCGCGCGAACAGCGTCTCGACATGCTCGAGCGCCTGCATGCCGGCGAGGTTGTGGAGCTGGACGTTGGGTTCCGCGCCTTTCAGCAAACCGACGGTCTGCCCAACAAAAACTTTCTCCGCTTCAAGTCGGGCATGCTGCGCAAATTCGCCGCGTCGTTTGTCGGGATGCCGGTGCTGCGCGACCACGACCAGCACTCCATCGAGGCGCGCGCGGGCACCGTTACCGACTCCGAGCTGATTCGGCTCTCGGATGGCACCATCGCCATCGATATGATGGGTCGGTTCAGTGCGCCGTGGGCGGTCGAGGCGGTGTTGTATGGCACCCTGGATCGCTTCTCAATCGGTTGGGACTACCCGTCGCTGTCCTCTATCAACTGTTCCGTCTGCAAGTGCCCGGTGCTTACCAAGTGCGAGCACCTGCCCGGCGACGAGCTGGAGAACGGCGTGCGCGTTGAGTTCGTCTTCACCGCGGCGACGGGCGTCGAGGTCTCGGGTGTCAGCGTCCCGGCTGTCGCGGGCACGGGCATCAGTGAAATTCGCGCCGCGCTCAGCGCGCGCTTCTCTCAAAGTTTTGCCGCACCCAAACCCGGGGGCGGAGAGGACAAATCAGAACAAAGGACAACAGGCATGGATAACATCGCCAAAGCGCTCGGCTTGAAGCCGGACGCGGATCAAGAGACGATCCTCGCCGCCATTCGGGCGAAGGATGCTCGGTGCGAGCAAGCCGAAGAGGTTTCGGCGACGCTCCGTGCTGAGAACACCGAACTCAGCCAGCGCGCTGAGAAGTGGGAACGCGAGAACAAGGCGCTCGCCGTCGATCGGCTGTTCGCGCGGTACGCCGACCGGTTCCCGAAGACCCGCAACGAGCAGGGCGAGGTGGTTGTTTCGCCTCTCGAGACCAGTCTCCGCGCCCTCGCGGAGAAGGACGCGGCCGGCGTTGAGGCAACTCTCGCCAGTCTGCCGCAACTTTCCCCGACGGAGGCGGCACCGCAGTCGCTGTCACCCACGGAGAAGCCCGAGGAAAAACCGGCGCTGTTGCCGGTGCTGTCGCCCGCGCTCAACGCGGCGCTGCCCACGGTCATGCAACAGCTCGGTCTTTCTGCCGAGGACGTTGCCAAGTTCAACCCCATCTCCGGCAGCGAGGTTGACCCTCGCGCGCTGTGGTTCCACTGAGAGGACTGAGTCATGGCTCTCGCAAAAGAAAAAAACATCAAGATGAAAAACCCCGGGCGCCGGCAGTCGTACGGGGTCGCGGCATCCACCACCATCTACAAGGGCGCGCTGGTCGCGATCGACACCGACGGGTACCTCATCCCGGCGGCGGACACTGCCAGCATTGTCTGCGTTGGAGTGGCCGACGAGTCGGCCGACAACTCCGGCGGTGCTGACGGCGACCTCTCGGTCCTCGTCTGGCGCTCGGGCGTGTTCGCCTTCGCAGCCAACGGCACGGCGCCCACGCAGGTGAACGTCGGCCGTGTGCTCGTCGCCGAGAGCGACGAGGACGTGTCCACCGCCGCGGCGATGACCAATGATGTTCTGGTCGGAACCCTGGAGGAAATCGACGGCTCAGACTTCTGGGTCGATATCTCTCAGAAGGTCCAATAAGGGAAGGGGAACCTGACTAATGTCTCTCGTAAATCAAAGTAAGATCGACGCGGCGCAAATCGGTTTCTCGACCCGGTTCAACCGCGCTCTGAGCGCAGTTGAAGACCCGGCTCTGGCCATTGCCATGGAGATCCCGTCTGACACCAAGACGGAAGACCATGACTGGCTCGGGACCGTGCCCGGCATGACCGAGTGGGTTGACGATCGGAAGATGAAACAGCTCCGCGCTGAGAACGTCCGCATCGTCAACAAAGACTGGGCCAACGGTCTGGTCATCAACCGCAATGACATCCTCGACGACCGCCTCGGCATCGTGAATCCGATGATTGACGAGCTGGCGCGCAAGGCGGGGCTGCACTGGGGCAAGCTCGTCGTGGACGCGCTGGTCGCCGGGTTCTCCACGAGCTCTGCGTTCGGCACCGCCTACGATGGCGTGGCGTTTTTCTCCGCGTCTCACCCGGTCCAAGAGGCCGGTGGCGTGCAGAGCAACACGACCGCCTCGGCTCTGTCGGACACGACCTACTTCTCCGCTCGCGCGGCGATGTGGTCCTACACCGACGACGAGGGCGACCCTCTCGGCATCGCGCCGGACACCCTCATTGTGGGGCCGAGTCTGGAGAAAACGGCTCGCGAGATCACTCAGGCGGACATCGTCGAGAGTTCTGGCGGCGCCGGCGTCCGCAACGTTCTCCAGAACACGGCGCGCGTTATCGTGTCGCCGCGACTGGTCGGCGCTGCGGCGAGTCACTGGTTCCTGTGCTCGCTCAGCCAAGCCGTGAAGCCCATCATCCTGCAAATCCGTGAGCCCATCAGCCCGGACGAGCCGGATCGCACCGACGAGTTCGCCCGCAAGGTGATCAAGTTCGGCGCGAGTGGCCGCGGCAACGTCGGCTACGGCCTCTGGCAGTTCGCCTACGGGTCCAACGCGTAACCCGCAATCGACTAGGACAGGGGCCCCGAGAGGGGCCCCTTACTGACCAACCCAGCGCTTAGGAGAGCGGTTCTATGAAGGTGATTTGCAAAAGCAACACAGGGCACCGGCTTTGGCTTCCGGACGCGAAGGTGTACGTGCCGGCCGAGTTCGAGGAAATCGAAGTCGAAGACCGCCGCGCGCGCTGGTTGACGGATGACGTTCGGGTTGTGGTTCAGGGCTCGAAGACCGCCGGAACGATCCATGCGCCGCCTGGCCGCACCCCCCCGCCGCCTCCGTCCGAACCGATGGCGCGCGAACCGCGCACGCCCACGGCCCCACCGGTGTCCAAGACGCGGCCGAAGCGCCGCAAGAGGTCCGAGGACTAACCGATGGGCGACTACATCACTCGCGCAGAGGCGCTCATCGCCGTGGGCAGCAATGAGCGACTTGTTGAACTGACCGATCGGAACGGAGACGGTCTCGAGGACGATGGCATCCTGGACGATGCCATCGCGCGCGCTGAGTCGATGGTGAATTCATACGTGCGAAAGAAGCGCGAGGTCCCGGTGACACCCGCGCCGCAGGTGTTGAAGGACGTGGCCGCCAAGATGACCGACTTCATTCTGAAGGAGGACATCGGGGCCACGACCGAGAAGGACGAGCGCAAGCATGACCGCTGCATCGAGTGGCTCGAGAAGGTCGCGGCGGGCTCTGTTGTGCTGGGGGTCAACCCGGCGCCGGCGGCGTCGCCGCTGAACTCGTCGCGGAGCTGGTCGCGCCCCACGTCCAAGGCTGTCTCCCGAGAAAAGATGAAGGGGTACTCCTGAACGATGGCACTGCGGCGCCTATCGGGGTGGCTCGAATTCGACACCACCTCACTGGACAAGGCCACCGATCGCACGATGCGGAACTCCCGCGACATGCGGGCGGTTTGGAAGGTCGTGCGCAAGCCGTTCCGCCAGCGGCAGGCCGTCCACGTTGAGAAACAAGAGAGCAGCACCGGCTCCAAGTGGCCCGGTCTGGCGCCCTCGACCCGAGACAAGCGGCTCCGCAAAGGCGGGCGCCATCGCAACTACACCAAGAAGGGCAAGATTCGGAAGCCCGCGCAGCGGCGGCTGAACAAGGTGCTGTCCAAGAGGTTCGCCAGCGCGCTCCAATCCAAGAGCACGCCGAGCGAACTGCGACTCACCAGCCGCATTCGCAGCCGCAAGGGGAAGCCCTACTCGATGGTTCACCAAAAGGGTGGCTACGCTGGCATGGGCGGTCGCATTCCCGCGCGTGAGTTCCTGTACGTGGACGCGGTCATCATGGTCCACGTTCTCCGACTGATCGGGAACTACATGGCGAAGAGTTTTGAGATCGACCGCGCTCTCGCTCGCGTTCAGGCGGGATTGGATTTCCGGGGATGAGCACCGCCACCGCCATCTCTCAACGGCAGCAGCTTGAAGACGAGATCATTGCTCGCCTGAAGTTGTCCATCGGTCGCCCGACGTCGCCCACCGGTTACGTTCGCCTGATCGAACCATACAACGGGGAGATCGACGAGACGGACGGACCGGAGGACATCCGAGAGGCGCTGCGCGGGCGCGTGCCCGCCATTCTGGTGACGGCAAACGTGTCGATGCTGCGGTCGATCTCGGTAACAAAAGCGCTCTTTCGCCGGACCATCTCGTTCGAGCTTTACTGTGTCTCGGACCATCTGAGGTCGCCCAAGAGTCGCCTGCGTGCCGACGCGGCACACCAGACCGATTCGCGCCGTGACCCGGGTATCTACAAAATGGTGGAGGACATTGCCGAGACGCTGCAAGGGCAGCCCTGTTTGGTGCCGGGCGCGGGGCCTCTCATGCCCAGCCGCGAGGACGTGCTGTTGCAGCGGCCAGACTTCACCGCGTGGCGTCTCCAATACGACTGCACCGTGGACTCGTTCAACAAACCGTTCGACTACTCCGAGACGGACCTGCTCTCCATCGGTCTCGAGGGCGACCTCACCGACGGAGATATCGATGGCGAAGACGCACCTAACCCAATTGTTCAGGCCACGGTGGACGTGAGCTGAGGGGATAGAGAATGGGCAAAATCAAAGTGAAAGCGCGCGAAGGTCTGAAGGTGTTCTTCCCGGTGAAGACGTACCCCGCTCCGGGTCGGCGCAACTTCGTGCTCACCGGCGACGAAACGATCGAGGTGAACGGCAACGACCTGTTCGTCCAGAAACAATTGCGCATCGGCGACCTCATTGTGGTCCGCCGGCAGAAAGTTAGCCCGGCGCCCAGTGCAACGCCGGAGGAGAAACCGACCAAACGGCGCTCGAAGGAGCGCTCCACCAAGGGGAGTGACGAATGACGATTCTACACAGTATCCCGAGCAGCCTTCGCGAGCCGAATCAGTTCCACGAGATCGACATTCTCTCGGCCGCGCAGGGTCTCGTTCCGCTCGACAACAAGGTGCTGCTCGTTGGCACCCAGAACTCCGCGGCGACCGCCACGGCAAACGAACCCAACCAAGTCTTCGACGAGGAGCAGGCCGATCTGCTCTGGGGGCAAGGGTCCGAACTGGCTCTGATGGCGCGGCAGGCTCTCGCTGTCGGGCGCCTGAAGGGCTTCCAGCCGCAGATCTGGGGCGTCGGCGTCGCCGACCCCGCGGGCACCGCGGCGATTCACAAGTTCACCGTGGCCGCGGGCACGGCGACGGCCGCGGGCGATATCGTCTTCCGCATCGGCAACGTCTCGTTCCGCGCGGGCGTCTCCATCGGTGACGATCAGGACGCGGTCGCGCTGGCCATGAAGGCGGCGGTGGACGAGAAGCTGAAGCTGATCCCCGTCACGGCGGCAATCAACGGCACCAACGCCAACGAGTTGGACCTCACGTTCACCTACACCGGCGTGAACGGCAACGACCTGTTGCTCAACGTGGACGACGTGGGCCTGACCGGCATGTCCGTGTCCGTCTCGGCGCCGACCGCCGGCGTGGGCGCCACGACGCTCACCACCGCGTTGGCGAACGGTCTCACCGGCGACTACGAGTGCGTGGCCATCGCCAACCACGCGAGCGCGGACGTTACCGCTCTCAACACTCACCTGGACGCCGCGTGGGATGCCGCACAAAAGCGCTGGCGTCACAGCTTCATGGCTGAGACAGGCACGCTGTCAACGGCCACCACTCTGGCGGGGTCGGCCGACGATCATCGGCAACAGATCGCCAGCTACTACAACTGCCCGAACTGGCCCGGCGAGATTGCGGCCAGCCTGGCCGTGGCTGTTTCCGCTCGCGAGGCGCCCAACTACAACTGGGACTTCGACGAGATGCCGCTGGGCATGCCGCCCGACGCGGACGCCTACACCTCGTCCGAGGTGGAGACGGCACTCGCCGCCGGCGTGATCCCGCTGCGGCCGAACTACAACGGGTCCATCAGCGAGATCGTGCGCATGGTGACCACGAAGACCACGGAGAACTCGGCGCCGTTCGAAAATGCCAAGGACCTCGCGACCATTCGCACGCTCATCTACACCATCCGGCAGATCGACGCGAAGGCGCGCAGCCAGTTCAAGGCCGTGAACATGTCGGCGCGGGTCCTCAAGCGTCTCCGCTCGGTCATCCTCAACGTGCTCGACCAGCTCGAAGAGGTCGAATACATCCAGAACGTGGAGGCACTCCAGGATCTGCTTGTCGTGGAGGCCGACGCGACTGTCGCCACGCGGGCTGTTGTGGCCGTGCCCGTCAACCCCGTTCCGAACCTTCACCAGATCGTTTTCAAGCACACCCTGTTTGTCGGAGGCTGATAGATGGCTGCAACTGTCCAAGACATCGCTGTTTGGGATTACAACGGGCCGCAAGGTTCGCGCGAGCTTCAATTCGTGGAGTCGTCGTCCATCAACCGGACGAAGTCTCGAAGCCGCGTAAAGACCATGAACCGCTCGCGCCGTGCGCTGGCGTTTCAGTCCGGCACCGAAGAGGTCTCGGTCAGCTTCACCGTGGTGCCACAGCACACCAACCCCGAAGTGGACTGGATCAAGGCGTGGCGCAACGACGAACTGTTCGATCTCACCGCCGAGCGCGGTCTCGATGGGGCGCGGGAGAAGATCCGCGACTGCATCGTGTCCGACGTCTCCGATTCTCACAATGAGAACGGGGAGGCGCGGCAAGAGGTGACGATCGAAGGTCTCGTAACCCGCGATGAGTGAGGCGCAGGCGGACAAGAGCGCGGGCGTTCTGTTCCTCGAGCGAGTTCGCAAGGGGACGGACGCCCGACGCTCGGTGAAGTGGCCGGGCACCGACGAGGTGGTCGGTCAGCTCGTGCCGCTTACCTGCGCGGAGCAGGACGCGGCCATCGCGGCGGCGTGGGCTCATTTTCGCGAGCTCGAAGTCCAGGTGAATCTGTACAGCTCGGACGACTTCAACTCAGAACTGTTCCTCCAGGTGCTTTCTCGTGCGCTTCGGCAGGAGGACGGCAAGACGACCGTGTTCCGCGACGCCGCCGAGCTGCGGGAGAACCTCACCGCCGACGAGCGCACCTGTATCACCGACGAATACGCCGACCTGCTCGCCGAGGTGAATCCGCGACTGCGCGATCTCACCCCGGAGTTAGCGGCGTCCATTGAGGCGGCTGTAAAAAAAAAGGACGTCGTGACGTTGAGCGGGTTCGGATCGAATTTGCTCGCGACCTATTTGCTTACTATGGACGACCGGCAATTGAACTGACCTACTGGCAACTGTGGGAGTGGGCGAAGCTCAAAGGCATCCATGAAGATCTGAAGACACCGAAGACGAAAGCGCGCCCGGGTGTTTCGGAAAGGTTCCGAGTTGTAACGCGCGCGGAGAGGGAAAGGCTTAGACGTGCTGGGAACAAGCGCCACCGCGGTCATTCGCGCCGACAACAGAAAGCTCAGTGGTGACCTCGCCAAGACGCGAGCCAAGTTCGCCAAGACTTTCGGGCGCATTGGAAAGGGAATCGCCGGCAAGCTGGGGCGCGCGCTCTCCCCCCTGAACATTGGTCTTGGCACCGCAGGTGTGGCCGCCATCGGGAAGTCTGTTCTCGACTTCGAAGACTCGCTCAACCGGGTGTCGATTCAGGCGGAGATGTCCGCCGAGAAGACCGACGAACTGCGACAGCGAATGATCGAACTGTCGGGCGCCACCGGCATCTCGCGCAACGAACTCGTCCAGGGCGTGACCGCGCTGGTCAACCTTCAGGGCACCACGGGCGCCAGCGCTGACAAATTGGCGGTGCTGTCCGAGGCGTCGCTCGCCACCGGCGAGTCGATGGAGAACCTCGCCGGTCTCGCTTTCGCGCTGGGCAACTCGTTCAAGGTGACCGATGCCGCGGGTCTTGAGAAGGGACTCAGCGGCATCATCCAGGCCGGCAAGGTCGGCGCCGTGCCTCTCGGTCAGATGAACGTGGCTTTGCAGCAGCTCTCGGCGCAGTTCGCGGAGTTCGGCAACAACATCGGCCCCGAGGGCGCCGCCGAGCTGGCGGCAGCAATGCAGGTCGCTCGTCGCGGGTTCGGTTCGGCGGAGCAGGCGGCGACTGGCGTCCAGTCCATGATGGTGAACCTTATCAAGCAGGCCAAGACGCTAAAGAAGAAATATAAGATCGACGTCTTCGAGGACGACGGCAAGACGCTCAAGTCGCTCAGCCAGCTCGCCCCGCTGTTTGCCAAGCTCACCCTGCCCCAACTCACCGACGCGCTGAAGCGTGGCGAGGCGGTCAAGGGCATGAAGGCGCTTGTGGACAACCTCAAGGACGCGGAGGACGCGACGGGCGAAACGGTGCTTGGGTTCTACTCCATCGCCGAAGCCGCCAAAGGCTCCAATGCGGTCGCGGAGGACGCGGCGAAACGCCGAGAGTCCAGCGCGTTCCAGATGCAAAAGCAGCTTAACCGGATCAAGGAGACCATCGCCGAGGTCTTCACGCCGGAGCGGATCGAGAAGTTCGTGATGGTGATGGAGAAGCTCGCCGACGCTGTGGGCTTTGTTGTGGACAACTTCGCGCTGTTTGCGACCGGCCTGGCCGCGCTGAAGCTGGCGAGTTTCATCGGTCAGTTTGCCGCCATCGCCGGCACGGCGGGCACGGTCGCAACCGGGGTTGCGGGGGCCACCGCCGCGGTGGGCGGACTGACCGCGGCTCTCGGCACGGCAGCGGCAGCGTTCGGCATTCTGGGTGCGGCATTTCTGGCGCTGCCGGTGGCAATCAAGGCGGGCACGTGGCTGGGCGAAAAGGCTGGCGAGAATACGGCATCCAATCGCGGCGAGAAGGTCGAGGCGTTTGCCATCGATCGCTTCAAGGACATCCAGAAGGGCCGAAAGAGGATGCAGGGTGCTTCTAGTCTGACCCAAGAGAGGTTGCTGAACGAATACAACCGCGACTCGTTCGGCCTCTACAATCGAGCGCAGGCGCGCGGCGTTATCGGAGAGACGGGCGAGATCAACGAGAAAGCGTTCCGCAAGACCTTCATGGACCCGTCCGGTTCACGCGCCATGCTGAGCCAACAGGAGCGCGACACGCTGCGACAGGAGATCGTGGCTGCCCGCGATCTCGTTATGGAGCAGCGCAAGTGGGCCGCGGAGGGCGTGACCGTGAAGTTGGAGGTGGACAACCTCGGCAACGTGGTAGCGAAGCCGGCGCAATTCAGCTCTGAATACCGAGGAGTCAGCGAATGAGCGTGCTTGCCGGCAACGATGGGTTCACCTTCGAGGCGCGCTTCGATGGCATCTGTTTCGACGTGCTGTCCAGTTCGATCACCGAGGGCCGCGAGGTCGTCCGCCACAAGTTCCCGAAGATTGACGGCGTCAACACCGAGGACATGGGCGGCAACGGGATGGAGATCAGCCTGGAGATCATCTTCGTTGACCACGGTTTCCAGGTGGATCCAGTCAACGGGGATCAGGGCGATTACCTCGAGCGTTTCAGAACCTTCCGCGAGCTGGCAAGCAAGAGCGCCGTCCGCACTCTGCTCCACCCATACGTCGGCGCCGTGTCGTGCCGCATTGGAGACTTCAGCCACAATGCCGACGGCGACGGGCAACCGGTCATTCGCGCGTCGGTGCAGTTCATCGAAGACACCGACACCGAACCGGTGTTGCGCGCCGCCGATGCCTTTCAGCCATTGGCAAGCTCGCAAGAGGTGGAGACGGAGTTGCTCTCGCTTCAGGCCGCCGCGCTGGGGATAGGTTATGAAACGCCGATCGCCGATGGCGTGCTCGCTGAGGTGCAGGACTGGGAGAACGATGCCGATCTTTCCGCTCGCGAGATCGCACAACGGATGGCGACGCTGTCCAACCAGCTCAACGATGAACTCAACGCCTTCGAGGACGCCGCCGACCTCGACAACTACCCGCTGGTCAAGGCATACACCAAACTCCAGTACCAAGTGAGGCAGGTGGCCGAGGCGGTCATCAGCGAGACCAACCGTCTCGTGCGCCTCGAGACCACCGAACCGTTGCCCATGCGCATCATTGCGGCGCGCTTCTACGGGGCGAAGGACCACGAGCGACGCACCGAGGAACTGCTGGATCTCAACCCTGAGATCCGAGACCCGACTCTGGTGCCGCGCGGCGTGAAGCTGAAGGCTTTCTCCATCGCATGATCCACTACCACCAAAGACGCGTGATCGCGGACGGCGTGGACGTGTTCGGCTGGAAAAGCTACCGGGTCTCGGTGGACGTGCTGCAACCCGCGGACGCGTTCGGGCTCACCATGCAGTTCTCAAAAGAGGCATGGGATCTCCTGCGCCCCGATCGCGAGGTGTCCATTTGGATAGACCGCACCCGCATTCTCACCGGGTACGTGGACTCTCGAGAGAAGAGCTACACGGACGGCAGCGAACTCACCATCAGCGGGCGCGATAAGACCGGGAGGCTCGTGGACGACTGTTCGCCGGTCTTCAACTTCGGCGGGCTCACCGTAGAGAAGTTGGCGAAAAAGATCGTGGGCGATCTGTTCGACAGCATAGACATAACCAACGAGGACAATCGGCGGCTCGTGCGCAACGCCAAGGCGGCGCAGGCGCGCAGCGTCGGCGAGCCAATCTTCACGCGCGGACGCAACACGCCCAAGCGAGTCATGCCCGGGCAGACGCGCTGGGCGGTGTTGCAGCAGTTCCTTGAGGAAGCGGGGCTCATCGCCTTCTCCAAGGCCAACGGCAAAGAACTGTTCATCGGTCAGCCGAATCAACAGCAGCCCCCGCAGTACCTGTTCGCG